AAATTGTATTTTCTTTTGCTTAACCCATTTGTTAATCCCTTCCGATAATCCACCAGGTTTACCGGTACCGCTTCCAAATTTAAACGGGCTATTTGGGGCCTTTGCTGACTTGAATTTTCCTTTTACTCCTTGGTCTTGGTACTGCCCATATTCGGCCATCCTAAACCCAACGATTGCATAGTTATCCTCTTGGACTATCTCGCCTTTTAATGAATTGTAAAGTTCTTTAGAAACATTTTTACGGCCCTTAGATAAGTTAGAACGTGATTGCTGAATCACATAATCCCTATACTTTTTAATTACCGCATATGTTTCCTTTAACTGATTCATTAGCAAATAGTCATATCGTTTGGAACAATCAAATCAAAAGTAACGGCCCACCCGGCTACCTTATTATCAAAGCGATCCGTGAATGGTTCGCAAAGTGCATCGCCATCGAGTTGAACTAAATTAGAATATAAAGTTCCCCTTCGTAAATCTGAAATCATTCTATTAGCTAAGGCCAATTGCGTATTCAATATATCAAGTAAATTATCGTTATTGTCAAATACGTTTATATTATCGGTCTTAGATAAATCAACCAAATCCATAAACAATACAGAAATATTAAACGACAAATTATTTTCCTTTGGTGTCGCATTATTTACAATAATATGGCAATAAGGATAGATAGTTTGTTTAGCCAAATCAACTTCGTAAATATCTCCAGTGCTGACCGTATTAATAAAGCCATTTGCTTTTAAATAATCCCTAAGTGTACCTACTGCGTAATAAAATCCGTTCATTGTCTATTTTGTTTTATCATCTTCATTTCCAAATCATTCTTTTGTTTTTCAAATGTCAGGAAGGTAAGGCATTGGTTAATGGAAAGTTTAGTGACTTCATCGAATCGTCTAACATCTCCCTGAGCAAGTCCATAGATGCTAGAATACCAACCCCACCGCTTTCCAAATTGGCTTTGTTCATCGAAACTATTGCCGGGCTCTGCTCCAAATAATGAATCGTACTTGTTAATAATTCTTTCCCTAAATGCCAAAAAAAAACCATCGCCCCAAGAACTACGTTTAAAGGTGCATCCTTCATTAGTTCGGAATACTTGTCCGTTCCCTCGTAATCTTCAATCAAATACTTTTCCCCTAACTTCTGCTTTATTGGTCGGTATAAAACCGCCATTGCCTTGTGCATCTCATCCCAATTGATTGCATAATTATCTAAATCCATATACTCCCCAGCAGACATATCATCCAAGTTCGGAATAAATCCAAATGTCATTCCGTTCAATTCAAACTTTTGAGATAGCGGAGGCAATTGCTTAAATAAACTTCCAATCGTATTTACTGCGTCCTCGACATCCTTTTGCTTCATTGCATCAACTACGTTTAAATCAATATTGCAAAAGATTTGAATCATTTTATGATTTAAGAAATCCGATTCCTCGTTTTCCTTTACAATCTTCAAGAATTTTTGATACTGACTTAATTTAATTTCACTTAAATCTGTCGGAATTGAAATTTTTACTTTCATATAGTATAAACAAATTTGTTAATATTTCGTCTTAATAAATGTGATAATTGCCTTGGTTTGGATTATCTAAGTGGTAAATGATATTGTACCTTGCCGAATCAATTCCGTGGTTCCAGTCGTCAATGTATAGCTTGCTTGCCTTATTTAAATAGCAATAATTATTGAATTCCTTTGCTAAATTGGTCGATTGCGGATCGAGAATAATTTGGTAGTCTTGCATCCTTACAATACCCGATTCAATGGTACCTTTTTTTACCGGCTGAATATTTATTCCCTGGTACTTTAAATCATCAATCAATCTTGGCTCTGCTGAATCTGCAATAATTAAACCGCCTCCAACTTTGTCTTTCATCAACTTAGCCAAAACGTGCGTCTTTAAACCACGTTCATAAATTACCTCTTTAATGTAGATTATTTTCTTGGTTTTATCTATGGCGACTTCTGTTAACGCATCTGGATCAATGGAAAATCCAAAGTCCATCCCGAATGATGTTTGTAAACCATTAGGATTGAATGGCCCAAATTGCCAATTGGTAAACACAACTCCTTCCGCTTTGTCCAACCATCCCCCTAATATTGCGTGCTGGTATTTCTTTGGATTAGTTTCTTTAATCCTTTGTACCTCATCTAAGAATGATTGATCTAAATGCTCAATATTATCTTTGTAGGTTGTATGAATGTAAGTTGTGTTTCCTTTTACCCCATTAAATCCACCTTCGACACCAGCTTGCTCAAAGAATCGTTTATAAATCCAATGTTCTTTTGTTGTTGGATTAAAAATAATAATAATTCTATTCTGAACTCCTTTTTGACGAACCGATAAGTTAATCTTGTCAAATGTAGCCTCGTCCGTCAATTCCTCTGCCTCCTCGAGCACCCAATCCGTTACACCTTGTAACGACTTTAGATTTGCAGTTTGGTCGCCTGACGATGTCTTTAATCCCCTAAAGATTATTTCGCTTCCTGACTGCTTATTTATTATATCGGTCTTTGTTATTTCGAACTTGTCTTGAGATTCAAGTAATTCGATTTTTTCTTGAAACTCAGGAATGATTGACAAGTGAGCCGATGTCATTGTCTGTCTTGTAAATAAAATCTTGTGGCCCTTCTCAAATGATAATACACTTGTAAAAGTCCCAACTCCAAACGATTTGGATGAGCCACGACCTCCCGAAATTATAAAATATCGTGTATTATTAAATAACGCTTTCCACTTATCATTTAGAAGAATCATTCTTGAATTTTACCAAATCACTTAGATTAAATTCCTTTACCTCGTGCATATTATTACTTTCAACGTGCGTCATTGATAACTGTTTCAATTCCTCTGGTGATGCAATCAGTTTCATTAATCCCATTTGCAAAGTTGGATTTTCTGACTTGTACCATTTAGATCGCATTGAAACTTTAATTTCGGTTTTGACTTTTAACAAAGCAGATTTTAATGCGTCAGATTCGTGCAGTTTATGCTGGTAGAATGTTTCCTTTGAGCAAGGTAAATAAGCCACAATATCCTCAATAAAAAATAACTTATGCTTTTCAATTGCCGCCAATGATTGCTTCAATAAATCGTCAGTTTTATAGGCCATAAGGTTGTCCGTTCTTTTTAATTAATAATGTTGGATCTAATTTTTGCATTCGGTCAACAATTACTTGGCAATACTTAGGATCAAGTTCCATTCCATAGCATTTACGATTTAATTGATGTGATGCTACCATTGTTGTTCCAGTTCCACAAAATTGATCTAAAATTATATCTTTAGGCTTTGTAAATTGTAAAGCCCATTCTGGTAAATCAATTGGAAAAGTTGCTGCGTGAACATTTGAAAATTCATTATTTCTATTTGGTTTACCTCTATAAATATTTGGCACTGTTCCTCTAAAATTTGCATTTGGAATTGCTCTTGATGCGTTTTCTTTTGAAGATATAAAAAACATATATTCCCAAGCTGATGTCATTACATTTTCAGCCATTGCAGGTGCTCCGTGACCTTTATCCCAAATTGCTACATCTATAAAATTATCTTTATATGTATTTAAATATTCAATTAAAGCAATCTTATTTCCTGCTAAACTTTGAATGTTGCAAATTAAATATTCACTAAACAATAATGAATTATTTGTGAATCCAATTAATAAATTTAAATAATTATCTTTTGTTTGATTGTCATTGTATTCATTGTATTTATTATCCGTAGTATGAGTATTTCCACTTAATGCTTCGCTTTTACCAGCATTATATGGTGGACTTGTAAATGATAAATTTGACTTCTTTCCATCCATTAATTTTGCAACCGAATCACAATCCGTTGCATCCCCACAAAGTAATCGATGATCTCCTATCTCAAATAAATCCCCAATTACAATATCCGTTTCAATAGTATCAGGTACATCGTAATCATCTTCCTCTGCCGTTCCTAAATCTTCAATATCAAACGAAGGTATATCCAATCCCCAGGCTTCAAGTTGATCGGTATCCCATTCGTTGGCTAACATATCCCAATCCCACTCACCACCGCTTGTATTATCCTTAATCAAAAACTCCCTTTGTTTGTCCTCTGATAAATCCGTAACAATTACCGGTATTTTTTTTATGCCTGCTTCCTTGCAAGCTCTGTACCTCATATTGCCACCCAAGATTATCATATCTTGATTGACAACAATAGGCCTAATATTCAGCATCTCAGGAAAATCCTTAATCGACTGAACTAACTTTTTAAACTTATCATCCTTAATTAATCGAGGATTATTTGGATTCAGTTTAATATCTGAAATTTTCTTTAACTCCATAGTTTAAAACTTTATACCGACTGCATCTGTATTCTTATCAATCAAATCAATCTCATCTTGATTGTTATCGTAATGAATATCAATACCCAATCTCTTAATTGTTTCCCACTTCATCTTACCATTAGTAAAATAAATCTTTGATTTTGGAATACCTAATTCATCTGCCACTTTGTAAACTTCTGCCGATGCTGATTCTTGTCTTCGTGTAATGATGTAAACATCCTTTCCTTGCGTTATTAATCGCTTGGCTAATGTTTGCCCTCTCTTAGTCGACAACGTGTCATCAAAGTCAAAAGAAACCTTATTAGCTTCCGCTGCATAATTACCTTGGGAGATAATGGCTTGATAAACTTCGTTTGCTTTTTCTTTCGTTTCATAAATACAATCGCCAGTACCTATTCGCCATTTATCGTTTGAACATTTAAATATTGGCATCTTGATTATTTTTATATTCAATGTAAACTTTACGAATACGACTAATGTAATCCCTCCAGCAACTATCACAACTTGTTTGCTCTAATCGTTCCTCGAAAACATTGTAATAAATTTCACGGAGTTTCGTTTGCTCCAAGATTGAAACCTGATGGCGATCAACACTAAACCAATAATTAAGGTATTCGTAATCTTCTTCATTTAAACAATTGATTTTTCTGTATGGAAACATTTGATTTAATGCTTCTTTTCTTTTGTCACATCCACAATCCCAACCGATTGCCTCCGCTAATTTTTCAACTCCAGCTTTTATGCCGGTTGCCTCCGTGAATTGCTCGATGGTATCGCCTAATCCTTTTGGTTTTCTTTTTGCCATTGTATTAATTTTAATTTGCAGTTTCTTATTGTATTATAAATGCTTGTAAAACTTATGCCTGATTCCCTTGCCATCTTCCGCATACTAACTCCCTTATTAACATAAACCATAAAAAGCATTCTTTCGTAATCTTCCCAGGTCTGAATAAAATCCAAAATTGGTTTTGCTAAATCTAAAATAAAATTATCTGTTTCAGAACTATTATGTAAATCAAAAAGAATGTATTCTATGTCTTTTGTTATTTCAACTTTGATTATTTTTTTGTTGTGAAGGTTCATTGTTATACTTCTAAGAGTAAAATAAAAGTATGCCTCATTTATTGGTTTATTTAATAATAGAACTTTTATGTAGGCTTCATGAACAATGTCTTCCGCATAATTGATTTCTCCAAATCGTTTTACAATGGAAATCCAATGTTTATGTTTCTTAAGTAAATGGTCAATGATTGCCACTATTCATTGAATTTATTTATTTCTCGTTGCAAATACCAAAGTGCTTTTTCTAAATCAATATTTTTATTCCCTTTCCGTCCGGCTCGTAAAACATATTTTATAACATTTCCTAAATTGAAATTTAAATCAAATGCTTCTATTGTATCAATTGCCTCTATTCCACTAGATTGATAATGTTCCGGATGGTTTATTTGTTCTTTCATTATCAAAGTTTAAAAAATTATTTTTGTTTTTGCAAGAAATTTTTTATTCTTTTTGTTCTTTCGTATGCTGAACTACTTAATTGGTTTGAATTCATTAAAATCTGATACCGGTTAATTTGTAAACTATAATTCAGATTGTGAATTGTTTCGCATCCTATTTTAATTTCTTGTGTTGGCTTAATTAACTGCTTATCAATCCATTGAATAGCATCAAGATAATTAGATTTCATTTTTGCGGAACCGATTAATTAAAGAAATGCAATCGTCAATACTTCTCACAACTGCGTAATAGTATCCGTGCTTTATTGCTACTGCTTCAAAATCCTTTTGGCTTTGCGATTGCTTTCCTTTGTCTATTTTGACCTCTACAAAGAGACCTTTCCAATTATTATTTGAAACCATCCAAAACATATCTGCAACTCCGGCCTTTGCCCCTTCTAATTTTAATTTAATTGCCACTAACCGATGGCGAAGGCCACCGTTTGGAATTGCAAAATATGGAAAGTTTTGAGTATAATTTAACCATTGGCAAATTGCTACCTGGAGGAGATGTTCATCTTGTTTCACTTTAATAAGTTTTTACGTTTGTCAGTTTTAATAAGTTCAGAATAAAAAAAGATGGTCACCGGTATGATCAAAGATATGATATTCATCGCAACAAACTTCTGAGTCATTCCAATTTCTACCCAATAATAAAGAAGATTTATAAGCCACGAAATAAGGCCAAAAAAGATAGCCGTGTTTCGTTTCCCAAGCAAGGTAAAAATCAATATAGATGATTCCAAAGAAAACGCAAACACCCAACTTATAAAATAGTCTAGTGTTGTCTGCCGAGAAATATTAAAGAAAACATCAGATGCGTGAGTGATCTGCGTGAGCAATGCAAAGCAAATCGTTATTATAATTATTTTTTTCATTATATATTTTTTAGTGTATGATAATTTTCATTCTGATAATGGTTTTACTTCTCCTTCTTCATTTAGATAACAATCAAAATCTACTAATGTCTGAATAAAGTATTTATAAGCCTCTGACCGGCATTCAATATTAAATTCTTCTCCCTTTAAATGCTTAAATTTAGTCATGATTCTGATTTGTTCATCATTATTTAATTCAAATATCTCAAATTTCTTTAGATCTAAATAAAGACTTGATAAACCGCCTAATGTTTTCCAATTAAATTGGCTTTTGCCGTTATCGTAATCGAAAACCATTTGTCGATGAAAATTTGCATTATCTATTGCCATCTTTTTTAACTCTGCATCACTTGGTATTGGCTTTATTTCTTCAATTTGTTTAGGTATGTTTTTGGTTTCTTGCCTTGCATATTCGATGTAGGCATTTACTATTCTTGAAAAATACTCGCAACTAAAATTTTCGTAACATTTAGCATCAATATTTATTGTTCCGGAAACCGCTAAATCAAATGCTAGCTTTATTTCTTCTAATGTTTGATTTCCGAAATTAGATTTGATAAAATTTAGCAAAACAAACTTCTCTTCATTGCTTGGTAAATTGTTGCCTCTAAGACCGACTAAAATCATTGCATAACGTAACACCCCCTTGATGTCGTTATCGTCAAGCAGACGTAAACGATTCGACCTCTGCGCCTCGATTATCTGACTATTTATCTTACCAATCCCTAAGTGCCTCTGTTCGATCGACACTTGTGCCTTTTGGCTTGCTTGTAATTCCATGATTACTGAATTTAGATTTGTTATTTATCCAAGTAGTTATTCTCCTACTAATATCGAAAAACTTTTCTAATTCCCACCTCTCTTTGCCTTTTGAATTTTTCTCTGTCCAATAAGATTTAAAATTTTCTAATTCTGAATCTAACTTATGTTCGTGTGGAGAAAGCATTTCGCTAAATAATACTATACTTTCTTTTTGTTTAATTTCATTTACTTTACTTTCATTTCCTTTACTTTGTTGAACGGTCGTTGAACGGTCGTTGAGCAATCGTTTCTCTGCGCTCTTTTGACCGGCTAACTTCCGTTGCTCCTTCATTTTAAAGTATGGCTCTAAATAGACTAACATCTTTGGACTAAAAAATTTTTGGTCTTCGTCAATCTCAAATAATCCGTAATTTAAAATTGCTACTTTTACCTTTGCCTCTGCAACGTTAAATTCTTCGGCTAACAAATCTAGGTCTTCTAATGGATACATTAAGTCTTGTTGCTCTCGTAATGTTTCTAAAAGCATAAAATAGATGCCATAACCTTCGACTCCTAAATCTTTTCGCAATCGCCGTATTTTGCGATCGTGCCTTGCATTACAAAAATGCGGAAAATAAAATGCTTCTTTTTCCATTATATTTTGATTTCTTCGTATGAATCGTAAAATATTTCTTCTCCGTCCTCAAAATTATAAACACAATATTCTACTCTTTGACCGAACCTACTGCAAATTTGAATGCCTTCGTTTTCTAATGCTATGTAAACGTATCCGGAATATTTATTAAATCCGATTTCCATAATTTCATGTCCGGAATAATATTTGGCGTATTCCATAAGACAATTCGATAAACTGATTGCCTCTAATGTTGCGATGGATTTGCTTTCAAATCCGTTCATTGTGATTGTATTCATTTTATTAATTAAAAAAGCCTCCAAATAACTCGCCGGCTTCTCACTTCCGGTTTGTTAAATGAAGGCTGGTTAAGACCTTTAATCGCTATAATGTGAGAAGGCGATTTTGTATTACAAATATAAAAATTATTCGTCAATTTTGCAAAGCCTTTTTGAAAAATATCCCTCAAATTGTGGGAAATCTTTTTCAAATAATCTGGAATATCCGGCGCATGCATTATTGTTAACTTTGTATTCTCCGACCTTCTCGATCATTGAATTGTACCTTATGACTTCGCATATTAATTGCGATGATAATCTCCGGTAACCTTGCTCAATTAATTGCTTGGCAATTATCTTGAATTCCTCGTAAATCTGTGGTCTTTTTTCGTGATAACTTTTGAATGATTCGTGCATCGTATTGAATTTTAGGTTCGTTAAAAACTTTATTTTGATCTAATTCTAATTGCTTGAGTAAGTGATTTTGCCATTCGTTAAATGTCATTTTCATAGTAAACAGATTAAGATGAAAAACCAACTTGCTATGGTGCCTATTATTCCTACCGTTGTTAAGAATTTAGCCGTTTCAATTGTTTGCTTCTTTTTGCCTTGCACTTTCTAAAAGTTTAATTGTTACCCATTTTAATACTTCCATTACATCCGGTCTTTTTGAATAAGTAAATCCGGCTTTTATATTATTGCGATTATAATGCGCAATAGATCTTACATTTTCCCAAGACCAACTGCGAGCTGAGAAGGGCATTATGCCCCTCTCATTTAAAATGTCCGCAGTCATTTGATACTTGTCTTTTTCTTTAATTCTCATTTTTGATTTTTTCTATAAATTCTAAACTAACATTACCTTCATTATAATATTTAATTGCTAATTCTAATACCATTTTTTGAAAATCTTGCAATGATTTAGTCTTTGACTTTATCATTACTTCAAAGCAATTATGTACGAACATTTCCTCAAATTGCTTGTTACTTGGGAAATTAAAAAGGTGCTGATTTGTCATTTTGATTTTGGTTTAATGATGGTTGATTTAATTGATTTGTAGGCTTCCATGTATCGAGTTCGATATAATAGTTTCCTGATTTTGATTGAGCGATGTTCATGTTAACCCAATCTCCTTCTTGATTTTCTAGCCACTTAATGGCTTGAATTTTGTTGGCTGATAATCTTCCAACTATCCATTCCGGTGCGTTCTCATTTCTCTTGAAATTAAAACCTTCTGCAAATACTTTTTCTTGACTCATGTTACGATAAAATTGTTTTTTGTGAATTTACTAAATCTGTTAATTTTTTATTACTATCAATTTCGGATTTGTATTTTAAATAGACTTCCCTTAACTCATTTAAATTCTTGCAATTACTTATGCGAGATTCTAATGAGTCTGTGCTATCTCCGTCTTTTGTATCGTCTAGTGCAAAGAGACCGTTAAGTGCGTACTTGCGTGCGTAACTAGATGCAGATCCGGTTATCTGACTTGCATCCATTCCCTTCTTTGAATCCTCTTCTCTTGCATATCCTATTGCGGAATGAGTTTCCGATATGTTGGTAATTGTTGCCGTTGCTTTAACATAATACCGGTCGCCTAAATTTACTATTTCGTCTGAAATAATTAGGCTAAATCCTAAAGGATTGATGATTGGCTTAACCGATTCAATAATGTCTTCGGCTGATCTATACGGATACTTGCCGAATGAATTAAACTGACTTTTAGGTGCTTTGACCTTGTTCTGAATTAATGCTAATTGATTTTCCATTATTTGATAGTTTTTTTGATGGATGTTGTACTTGATTTTGCCGGTGGGAAGAATTCAAATGATTCGCCGGTTTCTTCATCGACTGTGATTGTATTTGATTTTAGCGATTTACAAAATGCTTCGATATTTTTTTGCTCTTCCTTTAGTAAATTTATTTGCTCTTGGATTGTATTCCATTTTGCGTTTGCCGTAAAGTCGTATTTTGTACCTACTTCGGCAACTTGTAATTCTACCCTAAAAGCGTTTGTTTTTGAATTGTCGTATGCGAGTAATTCATTTATACCGGTCTTTGAAAGATTCTTTTCAATTTCTGAGAATAATAACTGATACTTGGTTGCGATCGCTAATGTCTTAATTATTTCGCCACCGTTTTCGGTTATAAATTCACTAATTGAGTTGGCAAAGTTTGTGATATCTGACTTGCCCATTTCTTGAATTGAGTTGTTGTTGAATAACTCTAATTCTGCAATTGATTTTTCTATTTCCATTATTCTATTATTTTGTAATCTATAAATTCTGAATTACCTGATTCCTCTTCTTTTTTGATAAATCTGTTTGCTTCAAATATGTCTTCAAATGTCATTATTACGAAATAATATCCTGTTTCGTGATACCTAAACTTCATTTTCCAAGTTTCCATGTTAAAATAAGATTACGTATGCTAAAACAAAATACCCGATAATTGGAATTATGCAAATTCCGATTGCTAATGGGATGCATTCCGGATCTTCCTTGTGCCGTTCAATGATGTACTGAATTAACTGCTTCATTTTTGTTAGGTTTAAATAATAACGTCGTTGTTATTATATTATAAAATTACTAAAAACTTTTCAAATAAAAAAACTTTTTACCAATTATTTTAGAATTGGTCAATGTAAATTAACTGCTCATTATCAAACTCTTCCTCAATAATTTGGCAGTTTGAAAAGAATACCGGATTTTCATCCATTTTTACTTCCAAATATTCTCTATCATTGCACCATACCGTTGCCCATTGTGATTCAAAGAATCTGTTTTCGTATGGATTGTAAACTGCACCATACTTTTTGTTTTGAATTGCAAATAACTTTTTCATTTTTGATAAGGTTTAAAAATTGCCGGAAATCCGTCCGGCTCGGTTTTGATTAATTGCCCCAATCTTTAGTCTCGGTACATTCGTCATACCCTTGATTGTATTCAGCAATTTCGATTGGATCGGTTAAAATAACCATTTCCCCATTGTATGTTCCATTAGGATACTTATGAGGTAATTTCTTTCTACTGTAATAGTAGTCTGCCATTCCTCTATCGTATGGCGAACCGTGACTTTTGTCAATTTTGATTTCTGCTTGCATTTTAATTTTGGTTTAAGGTTGATTTATAATTTTCAAATAATTGTATGAATTCCGGTAAGCATTCTTTTGCTGACCTACCTTTAAGTCCGTAATATTTTTTAATGTCGGTAAACTTAATACCTCTGCAACTCATTCCGGAAGCCATTATACCGAGATTGAATTTGTGGACTGCTAACTGATATCCGAAATAGTCTATGCTACCGTTTGCGGAAGAAACTTTTGGAGTTTGCAATTGACCTAATTTTACTTGTTCAACTGCTTGTTCGAATTGGGTTTTCATTTTTGTTAGGTTTAAATAATAACGTCGTTGTTATTATGTTATAAAATTACGAAAAACTTTTCAAATAAAAAAAAACTTTTCTTCTTTTTTTATCAATTATTTTTTAATAGGTTTTTAATAGGTAACCTATTTTTTACCTATTTGTACGTACAAGAAAACGTACAAAATACCGTACAAAACAAAAATCCCCTCAAGCATTGCCCAAGGGGATTTAAACCTAAACCTAACAAAATGAACAAACAATTTTACAATATTACAAAACTTTTCCGTCTTTAATCTGCAAATTTAAAACTTTTGATTTTCCATCGTTTATCTCAACAATTGCAAAACCATTGTTATGCATTGAGAATGGCATGTATTTAGGAGAAAGAACCGTTAGGCAACCGGTAGTGTATGTATTTATGTAAGTTTTAAAACCGGTCTTTTTTTGGGCAAATGAAGTTTTATGCACATGTCCAATTAAGGTATTGCATAATGTTTTATTCATAAGATTCTGCGAAGGATTAATGCCACCGGCACCATATAACTCGTGTCCGTGAACCACCAACAAATCCCCCATTTCCATTCCTTGCCAATCTTCAACCACATTAAACTGTAATTTATCAAGGTTAAAAAAAATATTAAATTGTAATTCGTGTAATTGAGCAAACTCATCTGCTTGCATTTGCAAAGATTTGGCCCAACGTTGTTCGTGGTTTCCTAGTTTATAATAAATTGGAATCGTCGGAAATAGATCACGCAACTTTTTAAGAAAATCTCTTGACATATCAACCTCACGTTTAAAATCTCGAAGGTCTTTATCCTTTTCGTGCCTTGAAATTGAATAGAAATCCATTATATCCCCATTCAAATAAAGGCAATCAATTTGAGAATTTTTTAAATGCCGTATTGCAATAGTCAAAGCTTCTAAGGAATGATAAGGAAAATGAATGTCTGATAAGATTCCAATCTTTTTTAAGTGACCTGGTAACTTTTCTGATTCATATTCCTTTGACAATGATTCTGCAATTCCAAAATTGTCAATTAAATCAAGATCATAATTTATGGCATCTTGTATTTTTACCGAACCTTCAAAATATTCTTGTGATCTCTCACTTTGAAGAATATGATTAACGTTCATAAATTTTTTCATTTGCTCCCAATTAGCATAACCATATTGATTATGGAACTTCTCGCAAAATTCTTTTTTGCCTAATTTGGAGCTATAAAAATGATTTTTAATCGTTTCAATTTTGTGCTGAATTGACATTATCTGAATGGATTTATAAACCTAAAATAAAAATATAGGATTATGATAAACGATTGAATTAGAATCGTAACAATGGCCCATACTGGAACTACCTTTTTGACCACTATTTTTTCAACAAATTGAATTTCGTTTTTGTATTTTGCCTTGTACTTAGAATCGTACACATTTGCAACTGAATCTAAATCAATTGTAGCTTTAATACTGCCATTCTCTGACCTTATTATAAGTCTACCAGATGGAATGGTTAGACTGCTATAAAATCGTGTCAATATGCCCGAAGAATCGCAAGCATTTTCAATTGTTAATGTGTCGTGAATAGGCTTAAATCTTGTAATTACTTTGTAGTCACGAATAGTATCGTGAAGTGTTGTTATTAAAGTATTAGTAACAAGTTGTTTTGTTCTACAAGAATTGAGAAAAATGATAAACAAAATTGTTGATAAAAGGAGATTAATATTTTTCATATTTTTGATAATTGAAAATGCATTCCATCTTTTCTTGTCCACGTTCCACCCCAATCAAATCCAGATGAGATAAAACAATCGACAAATTCTTTAGATAATTTAGGTATTTGATTTAATCCATTCTCAAAAGCATTGACATCTATTGCAATGGCCCAAGAATGTAATGACATTGAAGATAATCCCCTTTTATTTCTTATGTTAAAGCACCCATCCCACGTTTTTAATTCATTTACTGCACCTGTGGAAATTAGTTTTTTAAATGCGTTTGTCAAAGGCTCAACCAAATCCTTATTGCAATAGATTTTTTTAGGTATAATACCAATTTCTAATTCAGAAGGTACATCCCAAAGGATTAAATTAGGATTGCTTTGGCTTGGTGATCCGTACTTTTTTAGTGCTTGCTGGCTCGTTACCATCTAATCCAAGTTTATGTTTTAATTCTGCATTTTCTCCACGCAAATTTTGTACTTCCGTTGTCAATGCGTCCACCTTATCACTTAACTCCTTAACCTTATTCGACATTTCCTCAGCCATTTCTCGCCAAATCTTAATAGCTTCTTGAGTATTTGTAATCTCGTTTCCTTGAACCTCAACATTTTCTTTTTTGCGTCCAATTAACCAAGAAACAAAAGCACCAATGGCTCCAGTCAAAGAAGGTACTATAATATCGTCAAAATTCATTACTTAGCCTTTTGTTTGTTATAAGCTTCGATATAATCCGCATCGATGGAAGCACCAAAAGAATGAATCCCAATCGGATCGCACCAAATTTTAAATGATTCAAACGATGGTAATTCCTCATCCTTCCAAATAATATCAACTGAATATTTATCAGATAAAACCGGTGGTTTAGTCATTTCCATCTTATCATTGAATACTGATGGCTTAGTCATAATGTGACCAACCTCCACAACCGATTCGATTAATTCGTGATTATAGCCGATTGATTTCTCATCGTCTAATCCATAACTAATTTGAATTTCGAGTTTTAATTTATCCCATTGCTTGGGATCAAATTCGTATTTTCTGAATTTCATATTTTTAAGTCGTTAATGTTACACATTCTGAATCGGATAATGATGTTTTCCAAAGAGCCAAACTTGATATTTTACCATAATAAGGGAATAATGAGCCATTTCCATCCGTAAAATAAAAATTTGTTAAAGTTGATGCGGAAAATATTGCACCACTTGATTGTGTGGCAACGGAAACCCCGTTTACAAATAAAGTAAAACTATTTAATTTGTATTTAAATGCAATTTTTATATTATTTGTAATAGTTACCCCACTTGTATTAAAGTTTACTATTATGCTTCCAGCAACTGATAAAACTACTTGAAAATTATTAGTTGAACTATAACCTATTGAAATCTTATTATTTGTTGTTCCGTCGGAAATTGAAATCCTACTAAAATCACTAAGATTAACAAGACCTTGTAATTGACAAAATATTGTTCCTTCCGTTGAACCAATTAAAGAACTTATTGCAGTTTTTGACCCTGAATCAGCATTTCTTGTAACGCTTGCCGTAGTCGTTGGAATGTATGATGTTGCATAGGTGCTGGCTTCAACTTGTGCACCATAGATATAAACAAACTTTGAATTTTGAGTAAAACCTTGTCCATAAAATCTGAATCTGTGATCTGTAGCAGTTGCAATACTATATGTAAATTGTAATCTAACCCAACCGTTTCCATAAGATGTCACTTTTCCAGAAATTCCATTTGATCCATTAAAAGTAAAAGTATTTGTTGCCCAAGTGTAAATCATTTCAGATGTATTGGTGCCTTCTGTTAAATGAACTGCCCTTATCGCTGATGTAGTTGCATTTGAATTTTTAACGAAAATTGAAGCAGTATAAGTTCCAGCAGTTGATGGCAAAGATAATTTTTCTATATATTCATCTGAATTTATATTGTTATTAGTTAATTTATCTGCATTAGAACTTCCATCAGGAGAAGCAATTTGATTTGATAAAACAGTCGTGTTAACTTTGAACCAAGTAACTTGATCAAATTGATCTGAATAAGTTATTAAATTTGTTCTTTGTGGCTCAAGCAACAATTTAGGACAAGTTCCATCTAAATAGTCAAGTCTTGGAATATTTGCGTTTATAGTTTCAATCAATCCACTCGAATTAACCTTTGTAGCCGTGTTTCCCGTTCTTGCAAATGTCATATCTCCCGTTCCGTCACTTGGAACAATGGAATACAATTTGGAAGCCTTATAACCGTTTGGCGTTACAATGAGTGACGCAGTATCTAATAATGCCATATTTCTATATTTTAAATGTGTTTAATGTTGTTATTAAGCACGTTTGTGCTTCAAAGGTACCCGAATCCGTTGAAATTCGAGTTTGAAAATTAAAAGATAAAGCATAAACTCCACCTACTATATCTGTTTCGCCAGATGGTGATGTAATTTGTGATTTCCCCCACGAAATTAAATTGTTTGCAGCACCTTGGCCCCAACCGATTGCGTTATTTCCAGCACCTTGGCCCCATCCTATGCTATTTGCCATTTTCTAATTTATTAAGATAGACCTTCAATTTTTTAATGTTTTCTTCTTTTGGCTTGTAGCTTCCCCTACAATTGCCATGAGATAAAATTTGATTCTTTATCAGGGTAGACATC